TTTGAGTACCGGCATTACTAATTGTCTTTACTGCGCCTAGTCTTACCAGAGAATCTATTAAAGCTTTACCTATAGTCTCCTGGGCTTCATTAGCTGCCACGCTTAATTTATCTACAGCACCGGCATAAGTCCCGGCAGCGGTCGCAGCTTGTCCGCCTACTAACGCTGTTACTCTGGCTACTTGCTGTTCAAAACTAAGGGTTTTTAATTCTGCTTTACTAATACCTGTACCGAGGGCGAATAGGGCTTTAGTATTACCCAGGTAGGCCTTACTTAAAGCAGCCGCCGAACTCTCAACGCTTTTACCTGTGGCCGCACTTATGTCTAAAGCTAAGTTTAATAAAGTCTGAGATTTAGTAACGTCGCCTGTAGCTAGCAATAACTTCTGTAAAGCCGGGCGTAGTTTTTCCTCAGATACACCAGTAGCTCGCTGCAGCTTGTCTACAAAGTCAGTTAAAGGTAAAGCCGCATAACCTAAACCTAAGTTCTTTAAAGTCTTAGTAAGCATTTTATTAGCTTTATCGTCTGCTAAAGCCATACTTACAGCGTCTTTAGTAAACTTAGTTACTGCCGCACCAATACCTAATAAAGTTAATTTACGGGCTACGCCCATTTTCTTAAAGGCTTTTTCTAAACTGCCGATACCGCTTATAGCTTGTTTAGTTCCCTTTTTATCATACGATATAATTACCGGTACTTTAATAGCCATTATCTAGCCAACTTCCTATTAAGCGCCGCTACGCCTCTACCTATAGCGTCTCGCATTTCGTTCATGGTGTAGGGCTCTCTATCCTGTACAGCTTTATAGGCTACGCGTCCCTGCTTGCCACGTACTGTTATATTGCTATCTGCTTTTATAGCGTTAATAAAAGCTGCACCCTGAGGAGATTTACCCCCTGGGTTTTTCCGTCCGGCTGTCTCGTAGATAGCACCGGCTGGGTCTGCGTTAATCATTAAGTAGGCTCGACTTGTCCAGGTACCTTTACGGCGCTGGCGTTCAATCTTTGTTTTTAATCCCATACGGGCGCTTCTGGGTGTGAATTGAAGTCTGCCCCACTTGTCGCCCTCTTTAGGTTCCATACCCCATTTACTTAAAGGCGTAGAACTAGGCATTAACTGGCGAGCGTCTACCTGAATTTTTTTCATTGTCTGGTATATCTCTTTATTCATAATCTTTAAAGCGTCTGCGTCCCATTGTTTTAAATCGCGTACGGTTTGTTCCAGACCGGTAACCTGGGCGCTTCTAACGCTTTCTACCTGCCCCACGTTTTACCGCCTTCGCTCTGTCTGTTAATACCTGTACTACTGCCGCTAGCATTTCTGGCGACATATGCAGAAAATCCCGGGTGGGAATCCCGGTCTCAACTGCTAGCGCCGCTATCTGGTAGGTAAGTGTCTGGCGATCACTTACCCATTTAGCGGGTCGCTATCTAATACCTCTACCTCTTTTAACGTCTTTAAAAACTCGCTACCGAATACTGCTACGTTCTGGCCGCTATTTTTAATAGCTATCCAAACGAGCATATAGATATCGGTCTGCTTTTCTTGCTCTCTAAAACACTTATTTATTCCCATTTTTGCGTAGGCTTCAAACTCTACTTCGATAGCCGGGGTAATTTTGTAAGTCTCCACTACCCCGGTCTCGAACGTTACTTTTAAACTTGCCATTTTCTAGCCCTCTCTTTCTTTACGCTGTTACGATAGTTACGTCTGTAGTTAAATCAAAGCTAAAGTCGATCGTAGCTACTTCGCCCTGAGCGCCGTTTACTGGAGTGTACCCATTAACAAAACATGAGCCTGAGTACTTAGGATTTGTAACCGAAGCTGTAGCGCCATTAGGTGCAATAGCAAAAGCCGCAGACGTACCCTTTAGGTTGTCTAGCGTGGCACGTGTAGCGCCGGCTGAGGCTGCGTCCTGTGTTAGGTACAGGGTGCCGCTAATTGTGTGAGCTGCTAGGCCTTTGAGGTATTTGTGTGAAGCGTCCCCGGCTGCACTGATATCCAACTGGTCATAGTTTAAAGTTAAACTAATTGACTGTACGGTGGCAGATAGGTCTACGGTACCCAATAAAAAATAACTATTCTGTGCATAATATACGGTGCTAGACATTAGATTACTTCCTTTTCTTTAGTAGCTGGCTTTTCATATAGTGCGATAGCACCGGTCTTTAGCAGGTTAGGGGTATCCCAGCCTTCTAAATCTGCGTCGGTAACGGTACCGCCTAGCCCTACTCCCGCTACCAGGTTATCTATTAGTACTTTGTAAGTGTTCATAATTAACTCCAACTCGATATAATTTCTACGCCTACTTCGGTCTGAAGTAGGTTACCTGAAGCAGTCTCTAGTATTGCCGGGGCGCTAAAACTTCCTACCGTCATTACTAAACTTGAAGCGGACAACTTAGCGAATATCGCTACTATAAAATCCTCTATGTTTACTTGGTTACCCTGGTTATCGAGCATAGGTACTAAGCCGTAAATACGATACCGGGCTACGGGTGCTATTGCTGTTTTTTGTCCAGACTGTACGACGATAAACGGGTCGTCATTAACTACTACCACGCTGTTAGCTATAGGCGCCTGAGGAATATAACTAAAGACAGACCATACGCCGTTATTAGTTAAAGCGGTCGCTAGAGCTGTACGAAGGGTAGTTATCGCGGCTGGCATTGTTCAGCCGATCATTGACGAAGGCGACATATACGGGGCAATTAACCCGCGTACTTTTGCTACGAGAGTATTCCCGAGCGCGTAAGGATTAGCGATAAAGCCGTCGATAGTAGTAACGCTGGCGCCGGGTGCCTGGCGTGCGTTCCAGATAGTGCTAGCTAAAGTAGCTGCAGCTTCTCTAATCGCTGGGACTGTTGCGTAATCCTGGGCGTGAAATTCTGCGGTAACTAGGCCATAAGGTTTTACCATATGGACTAATTGGTCTGCATTAGTTTTAGTATAAGTAAAAGAATAAATAGTAGTACCAGTAATAGTTTTAGTTCCGTTAAAAGTCGTACCAGCATTAGAGATTACTACCGACTGATCTTTTACTAATTCATGCGGTACTGGCGTGTAAATTGTAGCGACGTTAGCCGACAGAGCAGTAGCCGAAATAGGTACGGTATTAAACCAAAGATACTTTTTTAAAATATCCTCGCTAGCCTGTGCGACTTCCTCGACTGTAGCGTCTGAGTAAAGGGTGCCAATACCCAAAAGAGTACGCAATTCAGCGAGCGTGATATAGGTAGCTGCCATTTTGCGTACTCCTTACTGTTAAGGCCTAAAGCCTGTCGGACTAGGGACAGGCTCTAGGGTTCTAAGTTATCCGACTAATCGGACATTTACGGACAAACTAGGTCAAATTAAATCGACGAATACCACCGGATACGAGCGTCTTAGCTGCGATATATCCGTAGAGCATTGTCTCGATCTCGCCTGAGGTAGGTACATTTGTCGATAGACGTAGGACTGGGCTTTCAGCAATATACATAGAGCTAGGTACGATAATGAAAGCGCTTTCGTCGATATTTGTAGAGACCATATTAGGGTCTACGAAATAATCTAATCCGAGCACGTTTCCGCGTAGGCTGGTAGGAATTGCAGACCCGCCACTATTGTAAGGACTTCCGGCATTGTAAATTGGTCTCCCCGTTGTATCTACAGCGCCGAGAAGCAAACTCCATTGTGAAGTTCCAGATACATAAGCAGTAGCTAGTTCTCCAGTAGCTAAATAGGCGGCTGGCGCTTCTGTAGATACATAGGAAATAATGCCGGCGCTTGAAGCTGCGGTAGTGGCTGCCTGAGTACCGCCAGAAGTAGCCTCAGCTACTACATAAGCGTCAGAAGCCTTATTATATGCTCTTTGCATGTTATCTAACATACTTTGAAAAAATTGTGGGTTGTCAGATGAACGTTCTAGCAATTCTACAGAATAGCGTTGCAGACCAGCCATTTTAACTACAGTCGCATTAACATAAGCTGAGACGATACCGGTCTCGCTAGGTGCGCCGCCTTCTGCAGTAGTAGCTACTGTTCCAGAAGTAGTAATTTTAGGAATTGAGATAGTCATACCTGAATTAGGTAGAGCTTTAGTTCCACCAAACGCGTCAATTAGCGGACGTGAGCCAATAAGAGTATCGACTACTGTACCGACATATTGAACCGGATTAAATGCTGGATTAGTGGCCATCGAATCGTCCGCAAAATTCATAACGTTAGCTGCTTGAGCGTCTGCAGCGCGTACGTAATCGCGTGAATCGTCATTACCTAATTGGGCTTTAATTGTGTGCTGTAGGTAAGTAGCTTTTGATTTGATAGGGCTACGTACTTCTGAATATGCCATAGCTGTTACTGCGGTTGGGCGTGAGGCTTCGACCTTAGCGGCTTCTACCTCGGGGGTTACTGGGGTAGCGTTTTCCACGCTGGCCTCCTCGGGTTGTGGGGTTTCTGGACTTTCCTCTACTAGTTCAGGCTCGGGTTCGCTAGCCGCTACCGAGATTACAGCCGCAGAATCAAACGCGGCCGCCTGGACTAAACTTGTCTCTATGAGTCGTGCAGAACTGATATATAAAATACCGTCCTTAGGCTGGCTAGCAATTACTTCTACTCCGACACTAAGGCCGCTACGTAAATCCTGAGAAGCTTCTACTAGTGAATCATTACCGCGAGTAGTTTCAGCAATTTTAAAGCTAGCAAAAATACCTTCGTCGGTAGTAGTGAAGTTTACAGCTCTACCTATTGGCTGCTTAGGGTCATGCTCTAAAAGTAATTTAACTTTAGCTGTCTCATGGATAGCGATAGAGTTTTTTTGAAAAATTACTTTACCGGCGCTGGTGTATCCGATCTCATTATCAAATGGGACAATTTTACCGCTAATAATTCTGCGGCCTTCGTCGCAGGATAATTCTTGATTAAAATTAAGCTTCATTACTCATATCTCCGTTCGGGGTTAGATCTTCCATAGCTTTAGCTTGATCTAAAGTTATGAGATTAAGCGTTAACATTTTTTCAATAATTGCTAAACGTGTCATAGCGTCAGAACGTAAAAACGTTTCGTCCAAATTAAACTTTACGTAATTTTGGCTATTAGTAATATCGTCCATAGATAGGCGACCTTCAATAGCTGAAATTATCGGGCGTAATGACATATCTACGAATTGCTTACGCTCGTCCATAACGTTGCTGTAGGTCATGCTGTTATTCATATCCGCAGACAATAGGTAAG